CGTGTTGATGAAAACACTCTACGGTGGTGGTGTGATCAATCAGAAGATGTTTCACATGAAGCATTTGCAGAAGAAGATAGACATCAACTCAAAGATGTTATGAAAGAATTATACAAGTTTGGTTGGGGCACTGAAAGAGTTTGGTCACATGGATCAATATTTGATGTTATGATCATAGAAAATATCTGTGCATCAATAGAACAGGCAGTACCATGGGACTATTATAATGTGCGTGATACTCGCACACTGTTTGAAATAGCAGATCCAGAAATGCCTGCGTTCAATGGTCACCATGCATTGTATGATGCTGTGAAGCAAGCCATTGGTGTGCAAAATTCTTTGAGAAAACTTACTCTTTAGTTTTTAGTTTTACAACTTTTTGAAGTTTATGTTTTTGATTTTTAACTGTTTCAATTTTTGTTTTTAGACGAATCAAATCATTGTCCATCATTCTAATACGATCTATTAATCCTATCAGCACTCCGTTTGCTTCGCCTAATTTAGGTTTGAGTTCAGTGGTGACATATTTGAACATGTACCATATGAAGCCACCCATAAGCACAGTAAGGACAACTGGAAAACCAAAGTCATTGACTAGTTTAATGAGATAATTTGTGTCCATTGTTTTTATTTTTTAGGTGCCATTTGAGTGAACACCCAGTTAAATGACATTGAACGTCTAAGTCCTTCACCTCTGAAAGGATATACCATGTGTTGTAACCATGCAGGAAACATTACAAACTTACCCACTGTAGGTTTAATAGGATACTTTGTATCCTGCATAAGGTTAGGATCATTTTTTACAAATTCAAAATACCCTGCTTCATCTTTCTCTTCATCGTTGGTGATACAGTCAGGAACTTTTAACCATCCTGCACAAGACAAATGTCCATAGTGCATGTGAGGCGGATTGAAATCTCCAGCGACTTGGTTAACAATCCAACTAGTGTTAATTTGCAATTGACTTACGTCTGGCCCTTTTGATTTATTTCTGTATGAATAAGGTTCATTTGGTAGGTTACCATATACCTGTTTTAAAAAATGGTCAGTGACCACAGTCATGTATTGCAACAATGTGTCTTCTTTTCCTTCTGGTGCTTTGAGCCAGATGTGATCTTCTATGGCGTGTTCTTGTACTACATTACCAACTAGATTCTCGCTCCAGTCAAGTTGTTTTGACTTTGCGGCGTCTTTCTGTACTTTATCTGCCCAATCGTTGATCATGTCAACATATTCTTTTTCTAAATCAAATTCAAATATTGGCACACTAAATGGTAAGTGCATTATTGCTGTAGGCATATTAATCTTTCCTTGCGTCTATTTTTCCATCAGACCGAGCAATTCTATCTGTGTCTGGTTCTAATTCTAACATGTCATTAACCAGTGCGTCAATCTTAATCACATCATTATTCATAGTTTTAATACGATTATCAAGGCCCATTATAATACCATGCAGGCCTTTGACTTGTCCTGTAACACCCCCTAGGATGTATTTTATAATAAAAAATATAAAAAAACCACCAACAAATGCTACTGCAATAGGAAATCCTAAATCTCTTATTAATGTAAAAACTATATCCATCAAATTATTTATTGTGTATTAAGTGCGTATATTATATAATATAAGTTCTTAATTAAGGAGAAATATTATGTCAGACATACATGATAAATTAACAGCGGCTTTTGAAGCATATCAAGAAGAGAATGCAAAGTTTTCTGAAAAGGGTGTAAAGGCGGCTGGCACAAGAGCGAGGAAGGCTCTTCTTGAAATTGCAAAAGCAACAAAAGAAAGAAGAAAAGAAATCCAAGACGCTAAAACACAAGCATAATCCAAATGTGGATCTATTCATTTAGATCCACATAATTACCTTAGTGGACACCAATAACAAATCATTCTGCGTTTATGCATGGACTCACATGATGGTAACTGCCTCTGGCAAACCTGTGCGTGGCGAATACTGGCCTTGTTGCAACTGGACGCCTCACAATGATAATATTCTTCATTCGAAAGGCTTCAATGTAAAAGAATCAACCATTGCAGACTTTTGGCAGAGTAATGAAATGAACAAAATACGATCAATGATGCTGGATGGAAAACCAGTCGCAGGATGTCAGGCATGTTATGACGAAGAACGAAATGGCACAGCAAGCCTAAGACAACAAGAAAACAACGGTTGGTCAAGACACAAAGATTTACCCAACATATACAATACTATAAAACGTTGGCAAGACACAGGCACTTGTCCTGAACCAGTATCTATAGACATCAACTTTTCATCTTTGTGTAATTTAAAATGCAGAATGTGTTTCAGTGGACTGAGCAGTGAACTTGCAAAAGAACAATGGGGCATCATACAAAAGGAAGGTTGGGATGTAAACCATGAACTGATGAGATTTCAGAAAGATGATTTAGAAATAATTGATCATGGTAAAAACAATCAATTAATGAACGAATTGTATAATCAATTCAAAGATATTAAAAGGATATATCTTAAGGGTGGTGAGCCTACATTATTACAAACCATGTATGACTATCTCAATTATCCTGTAGATCAAGGACAAGCAGAAGAAATACAAATTAAATTCAACACCAATATGACTAATGTGCAAAAACGTTTTGTGCAACTTATGGATAGGTTTAAGAAAGTTGATTTAACAATGAGCATAGATGGTGTAGGTGATGTGCAAGAATACATAAGAGCGCCTAGCAAATGGAAAGCAATAGATAAAAATATCACATACTTTATAGAAAACAATCACAAAGCAGACCTAATGGTATCACCATGTTGGCAGATCTATAATTTGTTTTATATAAAAGAACATTTAGAATATTTTGATAAACTTAATAAAAAACGTAAAGTTGAAGTTACACCAATATTGCTTGACTTTCCAATGCATTACAGGATAGATACTTTGCCTCTTAATGTGCGTGAACAAGCGATTGACAAAGTAAAAGAATGTTTTACACTAGAAATTAGTAAACAACCAACACTGTATAAAAAACTATACACCTTGCTAAAAATGTTACAAGATACGAAACAAAACGTAGAAAAACATATGAATCAATTTGTGCAAGTCACAAAACTTTATGATAAGCACAGAAACCAATCAATAGAAAAATCTTTACCTGAGTTATATAAACATGTTAAAAAATATTTCTAGTATGAATAAGAAAAATAAAAATGAACTTTTGGAGATACCTGACTTCTTAAAAAATTTGAAGTCTGAAGAACAAGATGATGTAAGGCCTGAACACACAGAAGTTACAGGTGAACAAACTTTATCTACGCCAGAAGTTGAAAAAGAAACTGTTGTATCTAAACCAAAGCCTAAAGTAGACATTCAAGCAAAAATAAAAGAACATACAGAAAATTATTTCTTAGACATTAGAGATATTATAGACATGCAAACAAATAATGAAGATGTCGAAAGTGTGTATGATTTTTGCAAAGAAAACAATATAGCAGGCACCTATTGTAGTAAACTACATGATCTAATTTTAAAATACAAACATGAACCTAGTGTTGGCTTAGAGGCTAGAAGTATTAAAAGTGATGAACGCACTGAAGAACAACAAGACTTGTATGAAGCCTACCAATCATTTACAACAAAAGAAATAAAGCACATGCTTGGCATTTATAGTCAAGCAATTGATGATATTGTAAGATGGGGTAAGATAAAACAAGGTGAGAAAAAAGCAAGAAAGCCCCGAGCAATATCTGTTGAACGTATGGTTAAAAAACTGCAATACAGAAAATCAGACGAAAGATATAAACTACAAAGTATTGATCCCATATTGATACCACGTTGTCAAATGGTTTGGGTATTCAATTGCAAAACTAGAAAACTTACACAGTATAATGCTGTTGGACGGAATGGTATTATGGTCAAAGGCACCACATTGAAAGATTATGATATAGATACCAGTGTTTCAAAGACTGTCAGGAAACCTGACATGGTGCTATCCAAACTCTTAAATACTGACGGGAAGATAGCAATGCGTAACATTTGGAACACTTTAACTACCACTGAAACTAAGGCAAACGGGAGGATAAACGCAGACACTGTCATTTTAAAAGTATTAAAATGAAAAACTGGTGTGCGAGTCCATTTTATCAAAAGAGCCTTCGAAGGAGATCTGACTTTCCTTGCTGTTGGCTTACAAATATTGATTCACAATATTCTCACGACAAATTGCGTAATGATTTTGACAACAACCGTAGATCAAAATATTGTTCTACATGTTGGATAAGTGAAGACAAAGGTGTGCCTAGTAAAAGGCAACAGGACAACAAATTATTATCTCATTATAGTAACAAAACGTTAGAAGATTTATATGCTGAAAGACATAAAGGTATACTTAGATCTTTGCAAGTAACCACATCTAATTTGTGTAACTTGGCATGTAGATCTTGTGGTCCACACGATAGCACCAGATGGTACAAAGAATGGAATCACAATCACATCAAACAATACAAGGGTACCCTTGAGGTTGATATGACAAAAATTTCTGACAATGATCTAGAACATTTAGACAATCTCGAAATACTGGGAGGTGAACCATTTATTGACACTAACCATTATTCATTGCTCGAACGATTGATAGCAAAGGATAAAACAAATGTATCTTTGACATACACAACCAATACACAACAATTACCTATGCCGAGACTTATGGAACTGTTACAACAATTTAAAAAGGTTAAGATATCTTTAAGTATAGATGGTATAGGCCCTGTGTTTGAATATATGCGTTGGCCAGGCAAGTGGCAGACTACACTAGATATCATAGAACAATTAAGACTAGTGCCGAACTTTCAATTATCTGTTTATAGTACTATCAGCAATATGAACGCATATTATTTTGATCAAATTGTAGAATGGAATATTAAAAATTGGTCAATGACTGATTGGACATATCAAATTGTGCAAGAGCCTGATGACTTTGCACCTAACATATTACCCGACGAATTAAAACGTATTATCGCAGATAAGTTTACCAATCACAAGTATTTCAAGTTCTTAGAACCTTTGCTGAATGCTGTACTTTCACCATGCGATCCTATCCTGCTTGAAAATTTCCAAAATAAAATGCGTACACAAGATAATTTTAGAAAGTTAGATCCAAATAATTTTGTACCAGAAATTGTTGATTACCTCTATTGACATTTGCACTGTCATAAACTATTATAACTTATATGGAAAATTCATTAGTACCAATAGTCATTGAACAAACGTCTAAAGGCGAACGTTCATATGATATTTTTAGTAGACTACTCAAAGAACGTATAATATTTCTAACTGGACCAATCAATGATACTGTTGCATCTCTGGTTTCAGCACAATTATTATTTTTAGAATCTGATAATCCTAACAAGGATATAAATTTTTACATTAATTCACCAGGAGGATATGTCACATCTGGACTTGCAATGTATGATACAATGCAGTTTGTCAAATGTGATGTGTCTACGATTGTAATTGGACAGGCATGCAGTGCAGGCTCCCTACTTGCTCAAGCCGGTGCTAAAGGTAAAAGATACGCCTTGCCACATGCAAAAATTATGATTCATCAACCATCTGGTGGTTATTCAGGACAGGCTACAGATATAGATATTCATGCTCAAGAAATACTTAAGACAAAGAAGAGATTAAATGAAATTTATGTTGAACACACTGGACAAGATATCGAAACGATTCAAAAAAATATGGAACGTGACAAATTTTTTACTTCAGAAGAAGCATTAGAATTTGGACTCATAGATAAAATTATAGACAAACGTCCAGAATAATTACTGTATGGCAACTAGAATTGCAACAGTAATTGGCAACGGAGAAAGTCGTGCAGACTTTGACATCAACACTACCAAACAGTTAGGACTCACTGTAGGCTGTAATGCAGTACACAGAGATATGAATCCTGACTATTTGGTTTGTGCAGATAAAAAAATGGTTTTTGAAGTCTTAAAACACAAAGACAATAAAGTGCCATATCCATTGTACACTAGACCAATGTGGTTAGACAGTTTCAAACAACATCATTTTTTATCAGTGCCAGATTTACCTTACGAAGGCAAAGATAGAATAGATGATCCTTTTCATTGGGGCACTGGACAATTTGCAACACTGGTTGCTCTCAAAAACAGTTGGCGAGGATGGTTAGGCCAAAAAGCACAGACTGTTTTTTTATTAGGATTTGATCTATATGGTGTTGGAGAAGGACAGAAACTACACAACAACATATACAAAGACACAGACAACTATTGGTCAACTTCAAGACATGCAGTGCCACATCATTATTGGGTATATCAAATGTCAAAAATATTTGAACACTTCCCCAATACAACTTTTTTCCAAGTAAACACCGAAGGCTGGAAGGTACCTAATGAATGGTCACAATGGCCTAATTTTGAATTCATCTCTATAGACGAGTATTCAGACTTTATAGTAAACTATCAACAGCAACAAATTTTAAAACAAAAAGAAGCAATAATTAATGATCTCAAACGTAGAATCTAAGATAGCATTTGTTTGGGGCAATGGTGAAAGCCGACGCAAAGCAGACAAAATGTATTCGGCTTTTTGGGGAGACATGAGAATGATAGGCACCCATTACGGATGCAATGCTATGTACAGAGACATGGTGTTGGATCATTTGGTTGTGATTGATCCAAACATGTTAGATGAAATTGCAAAAGACAAAAACAAGTATGCGGATCATTATCCTGTGTGGACAGGTTATCGCAATCCAAAGCAGTGGGGCACCAAAGTAAGAAACATTACAAAAAACAAAAGATGGAATGCAGGCACATCAGCGGCACATCTAGCAGTGCAACATGGAAACAATACAATTTTTTTAATAGGTCATGATCTAGAACCTTGTTCAAATGGACTGACCAACAACATGTATAAAAGCACTAACAATTATCGAAAGGTGTTTGAAGATGATATTGTGTATGATAGATTCTATCAAGACTGGCAAGAAATGCTTACCATAGCAAATGGCGGAGTTACCTTTTATAGAGTAAAACCAGATTCTGGATTTATTCCTAAGGCACTTAAATATGGCCCAATAAAGCATATCACTTGGAACAGTTTTTGCACCAAAGTCAAAGCACTTCGTAGGGCAGTGGCATAATTATAATATGCCAAGGAAGAAAGCCAAAGTACAATCCTCTGAACATATCAAAGACAACAAAAAAAGTTTACCTGAAGATTACATTGTAACATACATGGAAGACAACAGATATGGCTTTGTGTATTATGCAAAACAAGGAGCAACACAAATCCAATATACTTCTAATATCTTTATATCAGAAGATGAGGCAGAAAAAGAAGCATATGAATGGTTATTCTCACAAGATGTAGCAGATGATAATCGCAGACAAGTACACTTCGAAACCAAAGATTTCTTCCTAGAACACGCATCAATACACTAAAAAATCCTTATATTTCAACAACTTAACACGGTTGACAGATCTGGTAAAAATGTTATTATAAGACATGAGTAGATTTAGAACAGAAGGTGAAGTAGTAAACTTCATGTTAGATTACACAGGATTATTAAGCACAGAATACAAAGTTCATCATATGGGTAGTATGCTACCAGAAGGCATGTATTTGACTCTTAAGAATCCTTTAAACAAATGGTGTCCGATATACAAGGTATTTGAGACAATGGTTAAACACGGTTACAATGTTGAATACAATGAT